GCGATCAGTCCGCCCCCGGTGAAAGCTGCGGCCGCAGGTTCCTACTACAAATCGTCCGTCACGGGCGAAGGAATGATCGGGAACTATTACGCCTACACCGAAGGCATCGACCGAAACCTGGCCATCAGCGTCCCGGCAATAAATCGCGCGCGCGATCTCATGGCGTCCGTCATCGGATCCATGCCCCTAAAGATGTACAACGAAATCTGGAACGGCGACGAAATGGAAAAGGTTTACATCGCGCCGCGTTCATGGCTGAAGCGTCCAGATCCGAATGTGTCCTACCAGTTCCTGATGGCATGGCTGCTGGATGACTTGATGATGTTTGGCCGCGCGTTCCTGTGGATCTCATCACGCACAGCTGACGGGTATCCGGCCAGCTTCCAGCGCTTGCCTTCCGGCAGCATTAACACGCTTGACCAGCCGGGTCCAGTGTGGTTCGCACCTTCTAAGGAAGTTTACTTCGCAGGCGGATTACTAAACCCCGACGACCTGGTCCAGATTCTTTCACCAGCACAGGGCCTGATCTATTCCGCACCGAACGCGATTCAGACCGCGCTAAAGCTCGAAGCTGCGCGAAACAGAAACGCATCGTCATCCATCCCGGCGGGGGTACTGAAACAGACTGGCGGGGAACCCTTGTCAGCCCAGGAACTGTCGGATCTCGCGGCGGCGTTTAATGCGGCGCGCGCGACGAACCAGACCGCCGCGCTGAACGAATACTTGACCTACACCGAAACGGCGGCGACACCTGACAAAATGCTTCTGATCGAAGCGGCGAACTATCAGGCGCTGGAATGTGCGCGACTTGCCAATGTTCCGCCGTACCTGGTCGGTGTTTCCACCGGGTCCTATTCGTACCAGTCCAGTCAGCAGGCGCGCGCCGACCTGTACCTGTTCGGTGTAAAGCTGTACGCCGACGCAATCGCCGGGGCGCTGTCAATGGACAATGTTCTTCCGCGCGGAACCTATGTCGAGTTTGACGCCGACGAATACCTGGAAGAAAACTTCATGGCAGACATGGCCGACAACAGCCGCGAAGATGTCGTAGAAGAAAACACGCAGGAACGAATCGCAGTCCGTTAGCATCGCACGAAAGGAAACAAACATGATCAGACTTATCGCCGGGGACTTCACAGTCGACGCCGCAGCCCAGGACGGCCAGCCGCGCCGCACCATCTCAGGAACCGCCGTCCCGTACAACACGCCAGCGACCGTCAACGATGGAACGACCGTCATGTTCCGCCCCGGATCCCTGCCCGTCGAAGGCAAGGCCCCCAGGCTGTTCATGTACCACGACGCGACACAGCCTGTCGGCGTCGTCACCGAACGGGTCGACACGGAACAGGGGATGCTATTCAGCGCCCGCATCAGCCAGACCCGCCTGGGTCAGGACGCCCTAGTCATGGCCCAGGACGGCACCATCGACCAGGTGTCCGTAGGCGTAAACCCCATCGCGTTCAGCTACGACGAAGCCGGAACCATGATCATCGAAAAGGCCGAATGGCAGGAACTAAGCCTGGTCCCGCTGGGCGCTTTCGGGGATCAGGCGGGCATCACGAAAGTCGCCGCGAGCATCCCACAAACAGACACACCGACCGACCATAATGAAACACAGGAAACGAAAGAGAGTGAACCCAACATGACCACCGAAACCCCAAAGCCCGAAGCAGTCGAAGCAACGATTCCGACCGCGACCGTTCCCGCAGCACCTAAGCGCGAGTTCGCACTGCCGACGCCTGGCGAATACATGGCCGCGTTCCACATCGGCGGCGACACTTTCCGTCGAGTAAACGACGCCTACAAGGTCGCAGCCGCGAAGAAAGCCACCGCGATTCAGGCCGCACTCGCGCAAGATCTCACCACCGACACGCCGGGTCTGTTGCCGATTCCAGTGTTGGGTCCAGTGTTCCAGAACTACAACTTCATCCGCCCGGTCGTTTCCGCGATCGGTACGCGCGCGATGCCGAACGGAAACGGAAAGTCGTTTATCCGCCCGATCATCACGCAACACACCGCCGCAGGCGTACAGACCGAAGGTCAGGAAGTCACCAACCAAAAGATGACGCTGTCATCGAACACTGTCACGCGAGAAACCGTCGCAGGTGGCGTGTTCATCTCACAGCAGGACATCGACTTCACCGACCCGGCAGCACTGAACACGATCCTTCAGGATCTCACTGGTCAGTACATGAAAGAAACTGACAACATCGCAGCGGACGCCTGCGTCACCGCTTCACAGACTTCCGGCTACACCTGGACCGTCACCGCTGGCGACCCGACTTCACTGATGAACGCGCTCTACGGCTGCGCGTTTAACATCAGCAACTCGACAAACCTTTTCCCGACGCACCTTCTGGTGTCGGTCAATGTGTGGGAAAAACTGGGCGCTCAGCTGGACGACGCTAAGCGTCCGCTGTTCCCAGCGATCGGCGCGCCAGGTCTCATCGGTCAGAACACGCTGGGCGCAGGAAACGCGACCAGTTGGTCCGGCATGAACCCGCTGGGCCTTCAGCTGGTAGTTGACGGAAACTTCGCATCGAACACGATGCTGGTCGTTCACGCGCCAGCGATCGAGTTCTACGAACAGGTGCGCGGCATCATGTCGGTCGAAGACCCGGCACTGTTGGGCCGAAACTTCAGCTACTACGGCTACTTCGCCACCTTCTTCCAGGACGCGACCGACGCAACCCCAGGGTCGCGTTTCGTTCAGAAGATCGCGATCGCCTAGTAGCAGGGCGGGCCTAACCGCCTATGGCTACCTACAGCGTCACGAACAAATACCTGGTCGACAACTTCGCAGTCGTCGAACTGTTAACACAGGCCGACCTGGAACTAGGTGTCAGCGTCACCGTCGCAGGTGTCGACGCCACCTTTAACGGCACCTACACCGTCCGGGCGCTGCCCCAGTACTTGTTTACGGGCGTAGACACACAGGGCGATCTGCTCTATGACTACAACATCCCGATCCGAAACCAGGTCCTATACGCGCGCACAGCGTCGAATGTGGACCGGGTCGCCGCGACCGGAACGCTGGCCTACACGCCGACCTGTACCTGGATCACCGCGACACAGATCGAAGACTGGCTAGGCATCGGCACCGCCACAGCTGCCGACACCACCTTCCTGACACAGTGCGCGTCAGCCGCTAACCAGTTCGCGTTCCGGCGTCGCCAGGAAGCGGGCTATGTCGACGGCCTTACCACCAGCCCATCCGGGGATGTCACACTGGGAACGATCATGTACGGCGGCGCCCTGTACCGTCAACGCGGATCCATCGACACCTTCGCATCCTTCACGGAAATGGGGACCGCCCCGACGACCGGGCTGTCACCGCTGATTAAACAGCTGCTGGGGATAGACCGACCGCAGGTGGCCTAATGCCAGTCGCCTACACGGACCTGTTTAACGAAGCGCTGGACGACCTGGCATCGACGCTAGGCACCATCACCGGGCTTCAGGTCGTCACCGATCCCCGAAACCTGGTCCCGCCTTGCGTGTTCCTGGGCGCCCCATCATTCACGGCCTGGAACTATAACATCGTGAAAATGACATTCCCGGTCCAGATCATCAGCCTGGGACCCGCGAACCTGGACGCGATGCGAAACCTTCTAAACCTGTCGTCGCTGGTCCTGGCGAAAAATGTCGCGGTCACTGACGGCCGCCCAACGACGCTCGAAATCGGCGGCGTGATGCTTCCCGCCTACGAACTGACCGTCAACTTACAGGCCCAGACCGCATGACCTACAAGATCCTGAACCCGCGCGTCGGAACACCGGGCGACGAATGGATCCCGCGTCCAGGCGTCAACATCGAAGCGCTACTGGCGGCTGGGTTCATCGTCGAAATCGCATCGCCAACCAGCGAACACAAACCCGCTACTGTTAAGAAGAAGAAACTGAAAGGGTAATCACCATGCCAACCAGCATCTATCTTTCCAACCCAGTAGTCACCGTGAACGGCGTGTCGCTGACTGATCAGTGTACGGCCGCGAGTTTCCTTCAGCGCTACGACCAGCTAGAGGACACCGCGTTCGGAACCGGATCACGCACCTACACATCCGGATTAGGCAACCACGAACTGACGCTGACGCTGTACATGAGCTACGCCGCGACCGAAACTTACGCGACACTGAAAGACCTGGTCGGCACCACGACGACCGTCATCGTCAAACCAGCGAACGCAGCAGACAGCGCCACGAACCCAGGTTTCACGCTGACACAAACCTTCCTGGCCGAACTGCCAGTCGTGAACGCGAGCCTGGGCGAACTGTCGTCGATCGACATCACTTTCGTCGGCGGCGTGTACAGCACTGACACTACGAACCCATAACCAGACCCTGAAGGGACAGAAGGATGAAAATCAAACTACGAATCAGCGGCGTCGAACCCGACCCGGTGGAAGTGACCACGAACCTTCTATGTATCACGGAATGGGAACGCACCGAAAACAGGAAGGCTACGGACGGTCGCGGAATCGGCGTTTCCGACATGGTGTCGTGGGCGTTCTTTATGTGGAAACAGTCTGGGCGACTGGTAAAAGAACAGTCCTGGAAGGAATGGCTGACGGCACATCCCGACATGGAAATCGTCGCAGTCGACCAGACCGATCCAAACCCTACGGACGCGGCAGTTTCCGACGCCAACTAGCAGAAGTGCTAGCGGCGACCGGGTACTGGCCGCATGAAATCCCGTTCGATACTCGCGACCTGGTGACTGTGCTGCGCGTACTAAACGAAGCGAACAAAAAACGATGAGCGTCGACGCCAACATCCAGGTCTTCGGTGTGAAGGAAGCGCTGAAGGAACTAAAGGAACTGGATCCGCAGCTACGGAAAGACCTAAACAAAAAGGCTAAAGAAGTCGTCCGCCCGGCGACCGACGCCATAAAAAACGCTTATCCGAACAGGTATCTGTCGGGAATGTCGCGGTCCTGGACGCAACGCGGGAACAGAAAGTTCCCTTACGACCGGGCCGCCGCACAAAAGTCGGTGGGCCTAAAGATCGACACTGGGAAACGGAACCAGGGAACGATCGTCATCATCCAGAAGGATCCGGCCGCGTCGATAATCGACATGGCAGGCAAGGCAGGCGGGCAGTCCCCGCAGGGCGCCAGGTTCGTCGATGCCATCACTGCCCAGTTCGGACCGCCGTCGCGCGTTATGTGGCCAACCTACGAACGAAACGCTGACGCGGTGGAACGGAACATGGTTGACTTAGTGGAAGACCTAATGGACACGATCGGGAAAAGGCTGGTGATGTAATGGCGATCAGGATCCCCATCATCAGCGACTTCGACAGTAAGGGCCTGGATAGCGCCGTTAAAGAGTTCCAGCAGCTCGAAGGCGTAGGCGCTAAATCAGCGTTCGCGATAAAGAAAGCGGCGCTACCAGCTGCGGCCGCGATCGGCGGTCTGGCGGTCGCCCTGGGCGACGCCACGAAAGCGGCGATGGAAGATGCCGCCGCACAGTCACAGCTCGAAGGCGTCATCCGGCGATCCAGCCTGGCGACCGACGAACAGATCGCCGCTAACGAAAAGTTCATCACGACCCTGTCGAAGGCATCGGCAACGGCCGACGACGAACTACGCCCGGCACTGGCCACACTGGTCCAGTCGACCGGGTCCCTGGAATACGGTCAGGAACTATTAGCGCAGGCGCTCGACATCTCAGCATCGACCGGGAACGACCTGACGACCGTCACCGACGCACTGTCGAAGGCATACAACGGCAACATGAAAGGCCTGAAAGCGCTTGACGCCAGCCTGATTCCGATGATCGCGGATGGTGCGTCATTCGACGATGTCATGAAAAGCCTGGCCTACACCACCGGGGGCGCCGCCACCGACGCCGCCAACACCGCGGCCGGGCAAATGAAAAACCTGTCGATCCAAATGGGCGAAGCGAAAGAAAGCATCGGCGCGGCCCTGCTGCCAGTCGTCGCCGCCATCATCCCTTACTTCGTCGACTTCGCATCGTGGCTACAGGAAAACACAAAACTGGTTTTAATCATCGCCGGGGTCATCGGCGGCCTGGCGGCCGTCATCCTGACACTGAACTTCGCCATGAAAGCCTGGACCGCGATCCAGACCATCGTTAACGGTCTGACGCTTGCCTGGAACGCGCTACTGGCCGCGAACCCCATCACGATCGTTATCCTGGCAGTCGTCGCGTTCATCGCCATCCTGACCGCGCTGTACTTTAAGTTCGATGGCGTCCGAAAAATCGTCGACACCGTGTTCCAGGCCATCAAAAAAGGCGTCAGCGCGTCACTGGACTTCCTGGGTGACTATGTTCAGGGCGTTCTAAACATCTACAAAAACATCTTTAACACGATCGCCCGCCTGTGGAATAACACGATCGGGAAGCTGTCTTTTAAGTTCCCGGACTGGGTTCCTGGTCTGGGCGGAAAAGGGTTCAGCGTCCCACAGATCCCGATGTTGGCCGAAGGCGGCATCGTTCGCAGCGCGACACTGGCGGTCGTCGGCGAAGCCGGACCTGAAGCGGTCGTCCCGCTGGATCGCGGTGGCGGGTTCGGGAATGTGACAGTCAATGTCACCGGGGGACTGGCAACCAGCGCCGAAATCGGTCAGGCCGTCATCAACGCGATCCGCGCCTACAACAGGACAGGCGGCCCCGCCAACATTCAGGTCGCCTAATGCCTGGTTTCAGCGTCGTTGACAGTGGAAACTACGACCTACTGGTCGATGTCGGATTCCTAGTCGATGCTTTCACGCTGGACGACGCCACAAAAGGCGTCCTGGATAATACGACCTATGTCCTGGACGGGACAACAGCGTTCGCGTCCGTAATGGACGGGACGATCGGCGTCAGCGTGAAACGCGGTCGACGCGACCAGGGCGACCAGTTCGCAGCCGGACAGATGTCGTTCACACTTAACGACACACTCGCCCAGGGCGTGTTTAACCCATTCGACGACAGCCCCACAAACCCCTACTACGACCAGGCCCAGGGCGTCCCCGGACTGGCACCGATGCGACAAGTGAAGCTAATCCGCTACGACGCCACGAACACAGCCCAGTCACTGTTTCAGGGCTACATCGTGAACTACGACTACAACTTCGCCCTGGGCGGCCTGGACACCGTCACCGTGTACTGCGTCGACCGTTTCTACTTGCTGGCCCAGACCGTCATGGACGAACTAAATGTCACCGCCGAAACATCCGGCGAACGGATCGAAACAGTCCTGGACCTGCCAGAAGTCGACTATCCAGGCGGCGCGGCCCGCAACATCGACACCGGGACCGTCGACCTGGGCCACGATTCCGCCTACACCGTCCCAGCCGGGACGAATGTCCTGGCGTACCTGGGACAGATCAACGATGCCGAACAGGGACGCCTATTCATAGACCGATCGGGCGTCCTGGTCTTTCAGCCGCGAGTAGGAACGACGCTGTCTGGCCCGGTGGCATCCTTCCACGATGACGGCACGAACATCCCCTACAACGAACTAGGAATCAGCTTCGAGGCCGACCAGGTCGTCAACAGGGCGGTCGTGACAGCCCTGGACGGCGACATCGCAGTAGCGGACGACCCAGCATCCCAGGCCGCCTACTTTATTCAGACAGAAAGCATCACAAACAGCCTGCTACACACACAAACCCAACTAGATGATCTGGCCGCCTACTTACTGGAACCTGAACCCAGCCCGCGTTTTACAGCTGTCGGAACAGACTTTCTGATGTTGACTACAGCCCAGCGCGACACGGTCGCCACCGCCGACATCGGGGACACCATCAGCATCGAAAAAACGGTCGCCGGGAACCAGATCGCCCAGGAACTGTCCATCGAAGGCATCGAACACGAACTGTCCGTCCTACGCGGCCATTCCGTCATGTACTTCACCAGCCCGACCACAGTCGTTTATGAACTAATCTTGGATGACCCGACTTATGGCGAAATCGACGCCCTAAATGTTCTAGGATGACCGTAT